CCTTGTTGACGGCCTTCTTCGAGGCGATACAAAAGCAAGGTCAGAATCTTATGCAACTGGGCGGCAATGGGGATATTTGAGCATAAGTGACATAAGAGAAAAGGAAAATATGAACCCCATCGGGCCGGAAGGCGACAAATACCTTGACCCGTTAAATATGAAGCCTGCCGGCGAGAAAACAAATAACAAATCAGAAAATGACCAGGATGATGATGTCCGACAGGCGCATTATGAATTGATAAAAAGCCAATGGCTGAGGATTATACATAAACAAATTAACGCCCTAAGAAAGATTGTTAAGGCTGATTTTTACGATAGCCAGCAAAGTTATGCCATGACAGTTATGTTTGAACCGATTTGTGCCTATGCAAGTCTGTTTGGAGTAGAAAAAGAAACAGCCAGAAACCTGCTTAACGAAATTGTCAAACAAAATATCAATAAAAATACTAAACTTGAAATTGATGATGCTATGAAATTGACAGATATAATCATCAATAAGATTGGAGGTCACAATGCCACACGAATCTAAGGTTGCCAAAGACAAAAAGACAGATGCGCCTGAGAAGGAAAGACGAATTTTGAATTATGACGACACTGAACTGAGAGTTACAGGCGATGGGCAACCAAAAATAACAGGCTATGCCGCCAAATACGGCAAATGGTCTCTTGATTTAGGGGGATTTACCGAGCGAATCCAGGCGGGGGCATTTGATGAGGTGATGGAAAAAAGCGATGTTCGTGCATTGAAAAATCACGACCCGAATCTTTTACTGGGAAGAACAACAAGCGGCACGCTTCGATTAAAATCTAATACGGTTGGTCTGAATTTCGAGATTGACCCGCCTGATACGAATAACGGAAGGGACATAATCGAAGAAATCAGGCGAAAAGATATTACTGGATGCAGCTTTGCTTTCACTGTTGAAGAGGACGAGTGGAAAAACAAAAAAGATGGGAGTGCTGAACGGACAATAACTAAAGTCAGACAATTATTTGATGTTGGCCCTGTTACCTTTCCTGCATATCCCGATACAGACGTGGCGGTGAGGTCTTTGGAAAAATTTAGAGAAGAACGGAAAAAGAAATATGAATGTGAATGTATAGAATGTGGTCATATTATAGAAACAAACGACCACTGCAAAGATATTGTTTGCTTGGAATGCGGGGGACAAATGAGACGGAAAGAGCGGCCAGGCCCCGGGCGCTCAGAAGAGAAGGAAGAAAAACTAAAACGTAAGCGCCAGCGAGATGCTGATAGAAAATATCGCAAAGCTGGGCGCATAATCGACCGCAATAAATCAGCCGAAGTTTGATTTGCGGCAAAGAAAGGAATCATTAACTAATTAGACCAAAAAGGTAGGCAACAGGCGGAGTAGCTACCGCCGAGATGCCGTAATCATCGCAGCCTATTACGGAGGCACGTTGGATTTTGTCTGACGTGCCTTTTCTTTTTGGTCACAGAAAGTTATGCCAGGCCGAAGTTCTGGGATTAACAACTTGAAATAAGGAGAATTTAATTATGACAGTGATAGAGTTAAAAGAGAAAGCAGTTCAAGAGGCTGAAGCTGCACGTGAAATTAAAGATGAGGCGGACCAGGAAGCAAGGGGTCTGACGCAGGAAGAAGCCGACAAATTCGATAACCATCTAAAAGAGGCAGAGCGGCTTGAGAAGGAAGCAGAGCGTCAGGAAAAACTTGAAGCAATGGAAACACGCCTCGATGAGCCTGAAAAAAAACAAGTCAAACCCGAATCAGCTACTGGAGAACGTATCGAAGTAATTAAGCCTGATTTATTCAGGTCTGGTCAACTGCGAGCCTTTACGGGTAAAACCGCCGATGCAGATGCCTATAAAGCGGGCAAATGGCTATTGGCCACCGTTATGAAAAACCCCGATGCTCGTCAATGGTGTCGTGAGCACGGTGTTGAGATGCGGGTTCAAACCGGAAATGTCAACATAGCTGGCGGTTTCCTTGTTCCTGATGTTATGGAACGAGCGATTATCGACTTACGAGAGCAATATGGTATGTTCCGGGCAAATGCTCGTGTGCTGCCAATGAGCAACGACCATTCACTTATTCCTCGGCGCACTGGCGGGGTGACAGCTTACTTTGTTGGCGAAACAGATGCGATAACAGCATCAGACAAAAGCTGGAATCAAGTCGAGTTGACGGCAAAGAAGTTGGGCGCACTTACCCGAATGAGCACTGATTTGAGCGAAGATGCGATTATTAACATCGCTGATGATTTAGCACAAGAAATGGCTTGGGCTTTTGTTAAAAAAGAGGACGAATGTGGTCTCTCTGGTGACGGCACAAGCACTTACGGCGGGATGATTGGTCTCAAGACGAAGTTTGTTGATGGCGGTCATACAGCAGGCTGTCAAGAAGGCACTTCGGCCTGTGTGACCTGGGCGGCTATTACTCTTGCAGACGAACTTGTAGCGCTGATGGGTATGCTCCCATCGTATGCTTTGGCAAGGGCAAAGTGGTATATAAACCCAATCGGCAAGGCGGGCGTATTTGATGCAATATCTTTGGCTGCCGGTGGTAATACTACACGGAATATGGCTGCTGGTGCAGAACCAATGTTCGCCGGATTCCCGATAGTTACAACGTCAGCAATGCCAACTATTCCGACCGACCAGGTCGTCTGCATACTATTCGGCGATTTGAGTATGTCAACAACGCTGGGCGACCGCAGAGGTATTACAATCAAAGTATCAAACGACAGGTATCTGGAATATGACCAGATAGGGATTCAGGCGACCGAAAGATTTTGTATAGTCAATCACGATATTGGTGATACTTCGGACGCTGGCCCGCTCGTTGCTTTGAGGGGTAATACATAATAGTGGACGAGTTAAAGATAATCGAAAAGTTAATTAACAAAGGAACTTAAAAATAAGGAGTTCGAATATGAATCCTACTAACTTTAAGACAGTTATTATGGAAGAAGGGCAATCGGCCTCTTCGTCAGGTGACTGTTGGGCAGTGGTAGATACGTTAGGGTTTGATTATATGTGTCTGGAAGTCAACTCAGGTTCGCACGAGGCAGCGGAAACATCACTGGAAATACTGCGTGTCGGCGAATCCGATACAGCCCCAACTGATGTCACGACTGACTGCACGATTCTTCCGGCGTTTTCTTGTGGAGCGGCTGTGGCGGCGACTTGTGACAACATTTTGCCTCCGGGAAGCTCGACAAAGCAAAATGTATATCGCTTCAATATGGACCTGAGAGGTCGGGAGCGATACATCTCAGTTGATTATACACCAGTGACGCAGGTGGCAGACGGCCTGTCGTTTATTGCTAAACTGTTTAGAGCTAACGATGGTGATGAGCCATTGGCAACGGCGGCTACAACTGTGGACGGATTCCGATTGATAGCAAACGGATAGTAAGGTTTCTTGTCCATTTGGGCGGCGGCCTTTGTGCCCCGCCCGAATGGGCTTTTTGGATAATAATGGACAAGGAGAAAAAATATGGATTTGCAAGAAAAAATCAAGGCGATGCCATTTTGGTATCATAAAATCGAATTGCCGGGTGGTATTGTTACACCCGGAACCTCCCCGCATAATGCGAGCAAGTATGGAGTCCCTGATGACCTAACAGGCAAGAGGGTTTTGGATATTGGGGCGTGGGACGGTTACTGGACTTTTGAAGCACTCAAGCGTGGGGCCAAAGAGGTCGTAGCCATAGATGATTTCAGTGATACTCTTGGCTCATTGAAACCGGATGTTCAGAGGCATGGATGGGAGACGTTTGATTTGTGCAGGGAGGTGTTAGGATTTGACAATGATTTAACAGATGGCAAAAAAACAGTTCACGGAACTATTGATAATTGCTGGGAGAACGATAAGGGGCAGAGTGTCAGTAGGCAGGAAATGTCCGTATATGATATAGAAAAGCTCGGTCAATTCGATGTCGTCTTTTTCTTCGGTATGATTTATCACTTGAGACATCCATTATTGGCTCTCGATGTAATATCGAAAGTCAGTATTGGTTCGATTTACATAGAAACGGCTCAGGCGGATGATTATTCGCCTTATAGGGGTGGCCTGAACAAAGGTTACTCGAACAATGATATGGTGATGGAATTTTATCCGGGTGAGCAATACGGAGACAATGATAAAAACTGGTGGTGTCCTACGCTTCAAGTCTTGTGCGAAATGTTAAAATCGGCGGGATGGAAAGATATTGATGCTTGGCCGCTAACTGATAAGCCGCGAGGGATAAATGAGTGTAGAGGTTTTATTTCGGGAACAAAAGACCCGGACAAAGAACCAGCGAACAGGCCGGAAGGGATAACGCCTTTCGAGTCGGGGGTGTTGGCTAAAGTTGCTGCGGTGATGAGTGTTCCGAGACTTGGCTTTCACGATAATATGAGTTGTGTATTCGAGGCACTTAGTCCTCTCCGAATACCTATTATGAAAGTGCAAGGAGTATTTTGGGGACAGTGTTTGGAGCGGGGTTTAGAAAAGTTAATTGATGATGGTATTGATTTCGCAATTACTATTGATTACGACACGGTGTTCAAAAAAGAAGATGTGGAAGCGTTACTTAATTTGATGCTCAAACATCCAGAAGCAACAGCGATTACGCCCGTTCAAATTGGGCGTGGGCATTATAGAATGTTGATGACATTAAAAGGGAAAAGCGGACAGGTGCGTTCCGATATACCGCTAACGGAGTTTAGGGCAGAAACCACAAAAGTTGCGACAAGTCATTTCGGACTAACGGTATTGAGAGTCAGCGACCTTATGGATATTCCACACCCTTGGTTTATAGCTAAACTGAACTCCGATGGCCATTGGGGAGCAGGAAAAATTGATGCCGATATTGTGTTTTGGAAACTTTTGGAAGAGCATAAAAAAACCGTTCTTCAGGCGAATCGTGTTGTTGTCGGGCATCTTGAATTGATGGTAACTTGGCCGAGCAAGAATGGCCAACCGATATATCAACTGCCGGAAAAATATCACGAAAACGGTAAATCTGAAAATGTTTGGAAATAAAGGAGTAATACAAAGGGCGAACAAAAATTTATCTGGGTAAAATTAACGAAGGAGTGGGGCGGCTATCAAATCGGAGACGTTATTCGTTTTGGTGAAAATAAGGGCAAGGCTCGCATTGACGATGGTATGGGCTATAAAGTTCCTAAACAGCGAGAAGTGAACTTCCCGACAAAAAGGCCAAAGGTCGAGGTGGCAACAAAAGAGCCTGCTGCTGAAACTGCTGAAGTAACACCTGAAGTCAAAGCCAAAGCTAAGGCTAAGGAGACAAAAAGAAAAGCAATAAAAAATAAGGGCAATAGAAATGGATTGGAAAGTAAAATCACCGCCGACAGTTGAACCGTTATCACTGACTGAAGCGAAGCTGCACCTGAGAGTTGACCACACTAATGATGATGCTTTGATTCCTACATTGATTAAGGTGGCTCGTGAATGGTGCGAGGGATTCCAGAACAGGGCATTCGTGCAGCAGACCATTGAGGCCAAACGTGATAACTTTGAAACCACGATGCTACTGCCGATACCGCCGCTCAAAGAGGTTTCGTCAATTCAATATGTAGATGCAAACGGTGATACACAGACGTTAGGCACTTCTGTCTATGATGTTGATACGATAAGCGAGCCTGGGCTGATTACGCTTGCCTACAATCAATCGTGGCCTGTTTACAGAAGCATACATCACGCCATTACCATAACCTATAAGACCGGCTATATCCTGACCTTCACCGAAGCCGTTGACACAGATACCATAACAGCCGCCGGTCATACTTACAGCGATACCGATATTGTGAGGCTGTCGAATTACGATGGTGCGCTACCAACTGGACTGTCTGCGAACACTGATTATTACGTCAGGGATGTAAGCGGTGATACTTTGAAACTTGCGGCGACATCAGGCGGCGATGCGATTAGTTTGACAGCGGCAAGCACTGGCACAAACTTTATAGGCGAAGTGCCGGAATCGGTTACGGCGGCGATGAAATTATTGATAGGTCATTTATATGAACATCGGGAAATGGTCTCGGAAATAACGTTACAGGAAGTGCCGATAGCGGTCAGGAGCTTACTTTCTTTCGATAGGATAATGCCAATATAATGCAGGCAGGAAAATTGAGACATAGAGTTGAATTGCATAGTGCAACGGCGGCGCAGGATGCTTACGGCGAGTCGATTGATACGTTTGCCTCTTTTGCTACCGTTTGGGCTTCTGTCGAGCCGTTACAGGGCAGGGAGCTTGAACACGCCCAGCAAATCAGTGCAGAGACTAATCATAAAGTTACTATCCGCTACAATTCAACAGTGACCGAGGCTCATCGGGTCATATTCGGCAGCAGAACACTTGAAATAACCGCAATTATCAATCCGCAGGAACGTAACGAATATCAGGATTTATTCTGCAAGGAAATTGGCTGATGTATATGGCTATAAAAATTAAAGGGGCAAAAAAGATTGAGTGGATGCTCAAAGGTCTTGAGCCGAAATTAGGCAGGAAGGTTGTCAGAAAAGCCCTGCGCTCGGGCGCTAAAGTTATACAGAAAAGGGCCATAGGAAATGCAGCCAGTATGGTCGGCGGCGAGAAGGGAGGGGACATAGCCGAAAGCATCGTCGTGAGGGCAATGAAAAGAAAGCGTCACCGATATGGTGTTATGGCTGTAATAGACCCGAAGGCCAGTCCCCTATTCAGGTCTGGCAAGTATTATATACCGGCGGCAATCGAATTTGGGCACGCTCACCCTGGTCGTGGCGGGGGCAATAAGCCGCCCAAAGATGTTCCGGCAATACCGTTTTTTCGGAAAGCCTTTGACTCTGATAAGCATAAGGCGGGGACGGTAGTTAAAAACGAATTGAAAAAGGGAATCGAGACATTGGGGAAAAGGTAATGGAAGACAATAAGACTTTATGCGGCAAGCACGACAAGGCGATTGAAAATCTTGAAACAAGTGACACCCGTCAGTGGGAGATTATTAACGAGATACAGAAACGGCCGCCGGTTTGGGCTACCTGCGCAATATCTTTATTGACGTTTTTACTCGGTTGTAGTTTGACGTGGGCTGGACTGACAATGCACTATGCGAAAATGTTGGGGGATATTAAATGAGCACTATAAAAGAGCATATCGACAAGCTGTTTGATGAGTTGAATAAAATACAGGTTGACGGCCATATTACCCAAGCGGACGAGTTTCTGGCCTTTAACGAGATTGACCTGTCCGTTAATAAATTACGAAAGACTTGTGAACAGACAAAAGATATTGAGAGGCAGTAAAATGAAAAAGCTATTAACCTTAATTTTACTATTGGTTTTTTGCTTGCCGTGCTTTGGCAAAGGCATTGCCTGGTCAACTGACAAGTATGTAATAAGCGAAGGCACATCGGGCGACCCTGTTACCTGGAGTTGGTGTCACGATAACGACC